ACTACCTTAAGGTATGCGCTATTTACTTTTACTCCTTTTCTTTGTGACTCCTGCTTTTGCGGAAGATGAGCCTATTTGGGTTCAGAAAAAAAGCATCTGCGTATGGATTCATCCAGAATATCGCGAAGAATGGGGTCGGACCTTGGTTATATATGAACCGCCATTTTCAGAGATTGATATCCAAGACATACAATTCCATATAGACAACAATAGCCGTGCAGTCATCTGCACAGAGGATGCTACCTAAAAACCAGCGTCATCTCCGTCTCTGTTAAACACTCCTGTCCGCCCACCCTGCGGCCTTCCACCTACACCACTTCTAGGCTGTGGCGTCTCATTCAGCGGCACCCATTCGCCATTTTGGTAAATAACCCTAACACCGTCTTCACGGGTGCCTTTCATACCTTCTTGAATCTGAGGCGCAGCTTGCGCTCCTGTTTCCTGTGTATGATAAGGAATGCCGTCAGCGTTGACGTTTGGGTTAGATGTAGCCATCACCTCTGACTCAAGATCAAGAGGCGGCATGGCAATCATTTCATCAAACCAATCGTCCTCGGCACCTTCCAAGGTACCGTGTTGGCGTCTAAATTGACGATAGAACTGGAATTTTTGGATATCTCTTTGAGCCAACTGTTTTGCGACTTTAATGAGATATCTTTGTGCTTCTGGTGTGTTCCCCAAAGTGGCAACTGTTTCCATGATACGTTCTGCATCTTTATCGGTTTGAGGGCCTTTCTGCTGTGCAAGCTTTTCAAGAACCATGTTACCCATCAAACCAGAAAATTGTTGGCTTTCAGTAAAGTTCTGAACCACGCTATCCGGATCAAGTCCAACCCATTGAGCGATATTACCGACAGCCCGCTTTAAGCCCATAGGTAAGGTTTCACCGGGCTTCAAATTATCAAGCACTCTTTCCGCGCCTTGAAGACTGTAAAGGCTTGTTTGCGAGGAAGTAGCAGTATCTCTAATTCCTTCATAATTGCTAACCAGAGATTTACTCCACTGCTTCTGCTCTTCTCCTACATCATGAGTAACGTTATTAACCGTAATTCCACCCTTCTTTCCAGCACCTGCCGCGATTTGGTCATGTCCTTCTTGTGAGATATAACCGTTTCTTAGGTCTTGCCCTGCTTTGCCAAGTGTGGTTTGCGGTTTAGGCTGATCCATAGGCGGCACATAACCCTCAAGCTCACGAACGCTGTTGCCACCTTCTTTAATCTGTAGATACACTGTTTTACCCGTTTTAGGATCAACAGCAGGAAACGCATTACCATATTTCTCAGGTTCCAGCATAGATTTAGCAAGACTATACATCATGTCAGTATGTACGGGATCGTAGGTTTCTGGCATGCTATCACCAATAGGATAAGGTGAATCCTTTGCCATTTGCACGAAGGCAGAATATGCCTTTGCCTTCATAGCATCGTCATGATCAGGATTGCTCATAAAGTCTTTCAGTTTCCCAACCGCCTGAGATACAGGAAGCGCAGCTTCCTTAGCTTTAGCCCAATCCTGCTTCCACTTATCGCGCTTCCTTTGATTGTGGGCCTGCTCAAACTGCAAACCCGCAGCACCATCAACAGCATAGGCTTGATCAATCGCCCCCTTGGCGTCAGTACGAAGCTGATTATAGAGAGGGCTTAAGGCATTCTTAACCTCGACGTCCCGTCTTAGAGCATTATTTCCCATTTCTAGACGATCATTCATAAGATGGTTGCGTCTATTGGCCTTACGAGCTGTATCTACTTTAGCTAAATCAAAATGTAATGCGTTTGTCATTATTTACCGTCCATATGCGTAAGCAACATTGTTGAGGCCTTGATTAAGGGAATTGGCCTGTCCGACATAAGAAGAGCCGCGGGCTTTTGCTCCTGCGATAGCTGTATTACCAATGTTGCCAGCCCCACTAAAGCTCAAGGCATTCTGGTTGCTTGTTGATACCTGACCTAAGCCAGCCGTAGTTCTCAAGCTATTCTTGAAATTGTTATATTCATTGGATGCCATATTACCTGCATGTTCAATAATTGCCTTGGAATGCGCCCCGCTATTCAAACGACCACGAGAAGCGGCTGACTTATCAAGCGCACTGATACTTTCACCCACACGGTATCGATAGCCCGGACTTTCCGTAAAGTTTTTAAAGGCTGTTGCCCTTCGCTCTTCAACTGTGCCCGGCGCATCTTTATAATCTAAACCATCCAAAGCAGATAAATGTCGAAGCGCATTATGTCCAGCAGTGCGATATGGCTCACTATCAGACCGAGCTATAGCAAGTGCATTATTTTGAGCATCAATAGCCGCATTAGCGCCGGACTGAATAGCCTTAGCTTGTTTCTTGGCGGCGTTATACTGTAAATATGCCCCCGCTGCGGCTCCAAAAATATCAAAACCACTCATGTTTCATTCTCCAATAATCCGGCATTTCTCATATGCTGCTTTAATTCATTCAAAGAGGTCACTGTTGCGTTTAAGGTGGTGGCAAGCTTTTCGGTATCGCTACTATCCCCCTCAACAACATCCGTAGGCATGGCATCAGCACTCTGAACCGCCATCTTCACCACGCCCGCTTTAACGGTTGTTGCAGCCTCAAGCTGAGCGATAGCCTCTTGTAATCCCTGTCGCGTCACCATGGTTAGAAACACAGACCAAAGCCATTTAGTCACATCAGGCCCAAGCTCTTGGATAGCGCGTGGAGGTGGTGGCAACTTAACGCTCACTGACGCTCTCCTTCGTATCGTAGGACAAGATAACCACACGTACCGGATCGGTGATTGTCACCTCATAAACACGCTTCTTAAACATGCCGAGACGTGTCCATTTACAGACCCAACCATATTCACCTTGCTTACCCATGGAGGCCCAAACCTCATTCGACCAAGTGGCCCCATTGTTATCAGACCAACGCAACATGGCTTGAGGGTCTTCGCCTTGACCGCTTCCCGTGCCTACTCCACTTTCAAGCTCAAGGATCAATTCAGATTGTGAGACATTGGCGTTTTCCGCATGAATAATAGGGCTAGTAATAACACGCTGTATCTCTGTCCCGTTTTCCGTAAATTCATTTTGATCAAGAATATAGATATTGCCGTTATAGGCATCACCGACGATCACCTCACGAAAAGCACGAACCGAGCCTGTTGCATCCCCCGCAACTGAGGCAATACGCCAATTATCCAATCCGTAAGACTGTCTTTCATGCCATAGCTGTGTTGAGATATCATAAACCCATGTTGCCTCTTCAAAGGTCAGCATATAAAAACTATGCCCATTTTGTGTATAGGTTAAACCGATAGCATTTTCGGGGTTCTTATACCCCTCTATAGCTTCCTCAATGGGATGGGTTGATATTCTGATAGGTTGGCGTCCCAAGGCTCTATAAACAATAAAGTCAGACCCTAACCAAAAGATGCTACCATCAGCCTTTGCCACTGACTGCCCTGCCAAACACCCCTTTTCAATAGCTCCATCAGGAAAGCGTTCAAATGGAAAATTGCTATCCCCAGTATTCCACCAGACTTCTATCGTCTTCTCACCCATCAACCAGACTTCACGGTGATTCACGATCACACTCACCAAATCGTCAGGATGGCTCTCAGCCGTCGCGTAATCCAAACCGTCATAGGCCTTAAAATCCTGTAACTCAGAAATTGCCCAACGGCCCTGTTCGCGTGTGTAGATGGCGTATCCATCCAAGTAAGCTAAGGATCGTGCCTTTACGAAATCCTCATCGGTGATCTCCGTAATTACACCACCCTCAATCACAAAGCCCTTTTCACCAGACCGGATCATGGTTTGTGTAATGTTCTGAATGATATCAACAGCGCCAGTGCCAGGAATGTCACCAACCTTAATCACGGTCATATCGGCAGAGATTGAATACAGCTCCTCCCCGCTAACAGCATATAAAACACCATCCCAAACATGCAGACCACGAATAGGTCCCTTTCCTACCGTTTTTAGTAGTTTTAAGCCCGGCGTTCCAAGGAAAGCCATCTTTGCATAAGCATTAGGCGGCTGTAATTCAGGATAGATATTCACCAAACGCTGAGTGGCAATTGCTCTGGATCGCGTCTGGTAACTGTCGGTAGCTGGTGGAAATCGCATTAGAAACTAGGCCCAAATCCGCCATGTCCAGCATGACCACCCACACCGCCTTTTGACCCCGCATCTGCGCCGTCCCTTTGACCGCCTAGACCGTCACCTCGGTTTACATCTCGACCCATTTGAGTGTCGCGATCCTTACGATCGGACACTGCACGATCTGTTTGCGTTTGTACGGAAGAATCAAAAACTGACCTAATATCATTAAAGAAATTGCCAAGAGGATCGAAGGTTGGTCTATTTGTGTTTGCTAAATCAGATGTGGCATTATCGAATTTTACCTTCATTTCATCAATATGACTGCCGATTGCCTTACCCACCAAAGATGCACCCGGTAAAGGAATGGCCATACCCGCTAGTGTCCCTATACCTTCATAACTGATATCACCCAATGAATTGGGATCGCCCGGCTGAGGTGCATGATCGCCATCTGCACGATCACCGTTACCACCTTCATATGGATTGTGACCAGAGTGCTGCGGGATAGACCCAACACGCAAAGCATTTGTTGTGGCAGGTTTTTGTTCCTGAGGCTTTAGGCTTGTTAAAATACGCGCACCGTTAAAGCCTGTCTTTCCAGTGTATAGGGCGTTTGCCATCAGAAATACTCCGTTCTAACAGGGTCTTCATCGTCAATGGCTGTTTTATCTGCCAGTTCCATTCTGGCTAACTCTGCCTCTTGCTTAATCACTACAGCTTTTTGCGGCGGAATATCGAATGTAGAGGTTAAGGAAGCGGCAACAATATCGCGCACTTCATCCGCGGCCCATTCTGGCACATCGTCAACAGGCCAATCCGCAAGGCCTTTACGAACAAGACCTTCATGCTGTCGGTTAATAGCTGCTATCACGTCCTTAGCATCTTGAGCGGAGGGAGGTTGTCCCGCCGCCAAGACACCAAGATGCAATAGAATGTTGTCGCGCAACTCTTCTAATTTCATTTTTCTTCCTCAAAGTGAGGATTGCCGCGCAATTTAGCGACTAAGGCTTCATCTTCAATGGATGTAAATTGTCCCTTTTCGAAGTTCAAACCAAAGATTTTCACCTCTGTCTTGTCGGCTTCTTCATCTTCGGGATAACGGCCTTTGAATTTGAAAGCGGGACTTTGACTTTGTGGCTTTTCATCCTCTGAATTCGAGCCTAGCCCTTCACGTTTTGCATCGGGACAAACGGCCTTTAGCTGCTCTGTTGTCAGATTGAAGTTGATTGCCTCTGTTGATTTCAAATAGGAAATATTGGGTAACCCTTTTGCATTCCAGTGCGCATCATCTGTATGCTTTAGCTTTCCAACTTCAGCCTTTAGGGTGTCTTTTTGCTCTTGTGTAAGGTCGGACATGTTAAAGTTCCTTATAAAAGAAAAAGGGCGACCCGAAAGCCGCCCCGTTGGTTAATTATGCGTCTGGCTCGGCTGCGAAGTAGCCCGTCACAACGCCATGATCTTTTGGATTGTCGGTGTCATTTGCACCAGAACCGAAGGTAAGTTTTTCAATGCCTCGAATTTCTTCAATGGCACAACCATGCTTGTCGCCGTAGTCAAACTTTTCTTCTTTGGAAGTTGTGCGTTTCGCCCAACCGATGCCCACAGCCTGAGCGCCTGTTAGATACGCTGGGCCTACGTCGATACCTGTGTTACCGACACCAGCAATGACCTCAATATCTTCGATTTCTTTGATAATGACACCATCCCACAAAAGATCGCCGCCTGTGAAAAGCGGGTTATTCTTGGCACGTGGCAAGGCTTCACGCTGAGCTTGCACCATAACCGGATCATTTTTCAAATCACGGAAAGACAAAGAGTTTACGAAACACACAAACCATTGTTCGTCTTCTTTGGTGCGGATCGGACGAATCTTAGGGGAAGCTGTAAGCGCCATACGCTTCATCAGACTGATTGCCGCAGGCGTTAGCTTGTCATTGGTGTTATCAATGTTCCCTAAGGATGCGGAATGGTCATTGCTCGCATTGTTAGACTTGGCCTTACCAAACAACACGCGATCTGCGTTATTTGTGAGCCACGTATCCTTCTGCCCCTCTGTTGCAGCAGAATACTTGATACCATCAATAGAACCAAACGCAGTAATGATAGCATCACGGGTGGCTTCCATAATCCATGTTTTCAGAACTGTTTTAGCAGCTTGGCGCAATCCAATGGCACTGAATTGCTCATCAATCTCAGCGACACGGACACCGTTACGAAGCTTATCAACAACAAGCTTGTGAGAACGGCTATCCATTTCTTCCTCGTTGCCCTCCAAGGTGGCTGAGCCAGTAACACCAGCCCCCGTCAACTTATTTACAAGAGCAAAGGTAATGGAATCACCTTTCTTCTTGGTCAGGTCTTGTTTCACCTGAATAATAGCGTTTTCATTTGTGCCCATGAATTTCTTAAAGCGACTTTCACGGGTATATTCTTTAAAGAACTTAGAATCCCACTGTTGTACGGTGAGACCTTGCGCGACTGTAGTATCAGCCATTTACTTTCTCCTTAGGCATTACTGCCAAATAATTCATCTAGGGATTCAGGTCCCGCCCATTCCGGCCCCTGTCGAGAACCGGCACTGACTTGACCTGCGAGTGATGGTGGATTGTTTGAAACAAGCTCTTGCTTTTTAGCTTCTTCAGCCTTGCTCTCTTGCTCAGCTTTGATTTCTGCCAATAGTTCAGCTTTGACCCGCTCTCTATAATTTGCTGGATCACCGATTTCTTTCAAAGCGATATGCTGTTTACAGGCTTCATAGGCAAACTCACCCGGCTGAGGCGAACTTTCTGCTTGCTGTAAAATGGAAGGATTCTGTCCCACAATTTCAGGCCAGCTCTTCATAACTTCGTCAAAGTCCTCATGCGCCTTTCGGGACATATCAACGGACATATCAATACGCATGTTATGAAGTTGCTGTTCAGCCGATACAGCCTTTTGATCAACATACCCTTTCGGGTCTTCATCAAAGTCCACTTCCGGCTCTTTTGGCTTGCTGGCTTGCATTTCCTGCAAAGCTTGTTCTGCTTGCTGTCGCTTGTTTCGTTCATCTTCTAGAGCGGCTAAAGGAACTGTCTTAGGCTCAGAAGTCGGCGGCACTTCCACTTCATTTTCGCCCGTTCCTGCTTCTAGCTCCTGCTCAGGCTGTTCTGCCTGCTCAGGTTCCGGCTGCTGCTCTACTTGCTCCTCTGTTGGTTCAGGCAAAGCGGTATCATCACCATCAAAGATGGCTTCTAAATCAGTATCCATTTTTCTTCTCCGAAACGCCCGTATAGTCGGCGGCACTATCAAACGCCCGTTGCCCGGCGGCGGCTTCCACTTACATCAGTGGATTTTGATTTGCCTGCGCTCTGGTTTTTTCCTCCAAAGCTTCGGCATTCAACTTGTTAATTTCTGCTTCTGTTTTTTGCAGCTCTAATTGCTGTTCAGGACTTGGGCCTTGGTTAAGCATTTCAATAAGCTGCTTTTTATTGCGCAAAGAACTTGCTTCAATCAGTACGGTAGGCGGAATAGGCACACCATTTTGTGCCAGCCCTACAATCTCTTGGAATTGCTCATGTTGAATAGTGACAGAATCCGGCACATCTTCCAGAATGATATCTACATCCAATTCAGTGACGTTGTTTTCATAGCCTATAACTTGCTGCGCCATTGGGTTAGCCTGAATATATTGCGCCTCTTGCTCAATCTGTTCAGGTGGCATGCCTTGCTCTTCAAGCTGCTTTAAATGTTCCTCTCCCGCCGTTATTGGACGGTTCACACCAACGAAGCGCACGTTATCCTCGTTATCCGTCACGCGCACCCAACGCTCCTCATCCCAATATTGGCGAATGCGGTTCCAAACCTGCCGATAGACCTCAAGAGACAATTGACGTAATCTGTCAGTCATTTGCCCCATTTCAATGTTTCCGCCCTGCTGTTGCGCAAGAATGGCACGCCCCGACTGTCCTTCTTGCCCCTTACCCTGCATCGCGGCATTAGGGCCCATCAAATCAATTTCGTTCTTAGCCTCTTGCATCAAATTGAAATGCCCTTGGGTCATGTCGCCGTTTTGAAGAAGATCGAATGTCATGTTTGGCTTTTTCTCAACCACACCATCAGGCTTGGCAAGTTCGGCCTTCATTTTGCGGACACTCTCAACGGCCCCCTTATCTACAACCGCCTGACGGGCGCTAAGTAGATGCAATGCCTTTGATCGACGCTTATTGATTTCATCCTGCGCGCCACGCATCTCACGCACAACACCATAACGGTTATTGTCTCGGTCCACATAGGCAGAGGTCATTATCAAGGGGCATTCCGTTTTCTCATCCTCATCAAGATAAGGAACTTCGCCGCTATCAATGACACCGCCCTTGGTAAAGAGTGACCAGTGCCAGACACCCTTCTTAGTGTAATAGATCATCACCACACGAACACGTTGACGCTTGCTGTCCGCCCATAACGAATGTTTAGGCTTATCGTCATAGGTGTCTGAATTAGTTGCCTCTGTTAGGGTTGTATCAATCGCCTCTGCGGCGTTGGGCCATTGCTCTAAAAGCTCATCCTTATCTTTCCAGATTACCGCATATTTATAGCGCGCATCCGAAAAATCTTTCTTGGTAGAATGAGGGTCCCACCCCAAGCGATCCCACTCATAGGAGTTTAAAGCGACTTCCCAACCACGTTTCGTTTGCTCTGTAAGCACCTCAACACCACAGGCCCCATGGATCAGCAAATCAAACCATAGGCTTGAGCGGATCACATCCCAGTTATTGTTACTCAAAACAAATCGGATTGAATCTGTTGCGGCAAAGCTCGCCGCCTCATCATGGGGCGTTCTTGGAAAAGCCTTCGGGTCGCTTCTCTGTAAAGTTTCTTGACCAATTAGAAAATCAATCTTTCGCTTAATACGGTTAATAGTTATGACGGGCTGCCCACGCTTCTTGAGGGCTTGTATTTCCCCATCAGTCCATTGTTTGTTGTCGTAATAATCCCGATCTATCTCTGACTCTTTTCGTGATGTTTCCGAAGCTTCTTCGGATGCCTCCACCCACTGCACCAGCATAGACAGGTCTTTTTCTAAGCTATCCGCCATGAATCTTCCTCATCATCCTCATTAAAAGCTCGGTCCCATCGGTCCGTTGGCTTTGCTTCCTCAACTTCTTTTGTCCAAGGTCTCGACATAAAGCCATATCTCACTTCATCGGCTGCATGGTCTTCTTGGCTTGTATCTAAATCTTCGGGCTTACGTTCGTCATGCTGTAGGCTTGGGATGGTTCTGATGCTGTCTGTGCAGGTATTGAACCAGTAAGCCATAGGTCTCCCATGCTCACCCTCAATGCGCTGTCTGCATTGATCCCAACCGGGAATGCGGCGCTTATCGGCCTTAATCCAATAAACGCCCTTATCTCCCATACGTTCTGCTTGACTTGGTCCGCCGTCCTCATCAAATATCGACGTATCAGCAACTCCATAATCAATGATCTCATCCCCTTCTCTTTCAAGGATGCCCTCAGCGACCTTTTCAACAGTAAGCTTTAATCCCTTATCTGGAATTGTTGCCCCATTCTCATCTTTCGCGCAGCCATACCATTCGCGATAGCGAACCAAAGCACCACGCGGTAAAACTACACCATCAAGCTTGAAATCGTCTTGAACGACTGCCCACCACCCCACGGAGAAAGGCTTTGCGCTTCCCCAATCAAAGGAGCGAAACTTCGTCCAGTGATCGGGAACCTTAAACGGCCTAATAACATTCTTCGCGGACCAGCAATCAAAGAATGCCCCCTCAACCACATCCCAATTGCCAAACCGCATTGCCTCAACAAGAGCTTTAGAGCCCAACCCCATAAGCCTTGCTTCATAACTCGGATCATCCTCTGCCATACTTGGGTTATCTTCCAGCAAAGCAGGGATATATTGCCGCAACATGCCCCCCTCATTATCAGGCATCCGGCGCAGTTCCATAGGTGACGCATCATCAATAAATGTTGTCTTAACGAATTGATGACCGATGCCGCCGGGATTTGAGCCACAAATAATCCGAGGGAAGCACCCTTCCCATTCTGCCGGAACAGTAATACCAACCATGCGCACGCGATTGCGAAGGAATCTATAAATCACATCCGTGAAATGGGTAAGCTCATCAATAAGCAATACATGTATTTCAGCGCCCTGATACTTAAAGCGATCTTTCTCATCTTTGCAGTGACAAAGGTATATTTTACTGCCATTCCAGAACCGTATCTCTTCCTCAACGATCTGAACTAATCCACTTATCACCCAAGGAGCAAGTAGCGCTCTATAGCCGCTCGGCCCCTCAATATGATTCTTTTCCAAATCACCGCGAATGCGACGAAATAAGTAAACTTGCAATCCCGGTATTATCGAGCACCAAAGAATGGACAAGACCCTCATTAGGTGGGATTTACCGCCCCCTGCTGCGCCACCATACAAAAGCTCAGTCGCAACAGATTTTAGGACTTCACCCTGTTTCGGATGAAGATTCAGATTTAGTTCCACCGATTGTCACATTCAGCGTTGGGATTAATGGTTGACCCTCTGCGCCAGTCATTTCGTGTTCCCGCTTATCCTTCCAATCCTCAGGCTGTCTGTTTTTAAGCCAAAAGATTGCGGCAGTCGTATCGGGCGCATAATGCTTAATGTATTCTCTTTCATCAGTAATACGACCCTCATGAGTGGCAAATTTTGTATCGGTATGAGAGTAGCCAATAGCTCGCTCATAAAGGCTTCGCTCTACACGTTCATCAGCCTCTTTTTTCCACCCCTTTAAGGCCTCCGAAAACTCTTCGTGGTCAACCTTCCACTTATACCAAGTGCTTTGGGCGACATTAAAGAAATCTGCCATTTCAGCATCAGTCCATCCTTTAGCTGCAATCTTCCTTACTTGATCCAGATTTAGGGTGTCGAACTTGGAGGGGCGCGCCATTACCGCCCCCTCACATTAATTCGGCTCACATATTTTAAGCCTTCATTTGTGGTGATCGTTTGCTCAATGTATGAGGATGATTTCACATCGCCCGAGATAATCAAGCTGGTTCCCGTATCGGATAAGCTTTGGCTATTCAGGGAAACACCATGCGCATAAATATCAACACTCACGATCTTATCCCCACCATTCATCACTCTTGACCAATCAACAGCTACATCTGATACAGCCCCA